CGTTCGATCGTGGATTCCGGCGATAATGCCGAAATCCCGGTCTCTTGCAGCTCTGGCGGGGGTGTCGCGGGTTCGTAGCGCGTCGGAGGCAGTTCCGGGCGATTCATCCCGGGTACGGTAGGCGGACCTGCCGCTTCATACCGCGTTGGAGGCAGCTCTGGCCGCCCTGCGCCAATGCCCTGCACGAAGCCCTGAATCGTGCTCAGCGCCCTTGATCCTGCCCCCTGCACCGTTGGCATGAGACCCGTCTTTGGCGGCTGTACGGGCGCCACAGGTGCCATGTCGGCCGGATCTGCCCCGGCGGTCGGAGTAACGAGCTGGCTTTCTGGCGGAGCCCCTACGAGATCCGGTGCGCTTGGCTTGGTAAGGCCCGCCAACGCGCGCTGGGCAGTCTCCACCGGATGGTCGAAGAATGTGCTGGCCTGCGCCTCGAGACGCTGGAATGTCGACGGTGCGGGAGGGCCGCTCTCCCGAGCGATGATCGCCTTGACCGTTTTGGACGCCTCCTCCGGGGTCAGCCCCGCCGGGATCTCGACGACACCGACGCCATCGATGTGGACCTGCTCGTATTGGCCAGGAATCGCGGGCATCTCACGGAACCGGGTTTCCTGCGGCGTCGAAGCGGCGGATGCCGGGGCTCGGCGGAGTTGGGGCAGCGCTGGCTGCCTGCTGGAAGGCGATGTCGACAGCCTCCTGCACTCCGATGACGGTTCCGGCCTGCCGGCGCTGAACCAAAATCTTTTCAGCGGCCGTCTTAATCGCCTGCGCCTGCTGAGCCCCGGTTGTGTCGCCGTAGTGCATCAGCTCGTTGGTGATCGGGTTGCGCATCCCCTCAAACCGCTTATCCACCTCGCGGGCGATCGCGTTGGAGTCGGCCGTCGTGAGCGGTGATGGCCCGGCCTTCGGCACCGGAGGCTTCGGCGCGATCCCTGGCGGAAAGGTTCCGGAGGAGAACGCCGAGAGTGCATCATTCGGGCTCACCGGTGAGGCTGGCAACATCGGCGGTGCCCCCGGGGCCGGTGGGCCGGCGGGGCCTCCCGGCTGGCCCACGTTCGGTCGTTCCGGGTACTGGAACTTCTCGGAAACCGACATCGCCGCGTTAGCCGATGCCGGCGTTAGAGTCGACTTGGCCTGCTCCGGCGCAAACGCCTCCAAGGATGACAGCGGCACGATCTTGCCGCCATCAATTGCGCCGCCTTCGAGAGCCGCGGCCTCTTGGGGCGTGAGTGGTCGAACTCGGCCATCGGCCGTCAACACTCCGAAGGTGCGCATGGCTTCGCGTGCGCGGTCCTGTGCGGCGATCTCATCTTCTTGCTGCTGTCGTCTCGCAGTCGCTTCTGCGGATAACTTGTCAGCCTTCGCTTGGCGGACAGCTAGGAGTGTCCGCACACCGCCCTGGATCGTCCTGAGCGATTCGTTGATGCCTCTGGACATGGTTAGAGCATCCGCAAAATGACCTATGACGCAATGGCCGGACCAACCATGGCTGAGAAGAGCCGCATGGCCGGGTTCAGGTACTTATGCGACCATGATCGGTCGCCCGTGCCCTTGTATTTCCGACCGCCGCCTCCGGCCTTGTATTCGTTATACAGCTTATTCCAAACGCGCGTGTCTATGGCGGCTGCGCTATCTCGCCAATTGCCGCTCCCATCGCCATAGACAGCCAGTGCCGTCTTGGCAAGCGTCTCATCGGAAAGCAGGCGATAGAGGATTCCAGGCACGCCGCCTGCCTCGGGATGCTGATCCGGCAACGCGAATACATCCTTGAGGACCGCGCCCGTGGCGCCCTGACGGATGTCCTCCAAGAACGCCACCGTGAGAAGCTGTCCCTCGTTCTCCTTCTCCAGGTGCTTGTTCTGAATCCAGGGATTGCCGTTGGCGTCTTTGAGATGCTCCTGCGCCCAGCCGTGCCAGTTGGCATAATCTGGGAGCTCCGGGTTGAGGGCATGGAGCCGGTCCAATTGCCCGCGAATCTTGCTGGATCCGTGGTCGGTCCCATCGCCCGCAATCCCGCCAATGGCCGCTCCGATCGCCGGCAACACGAATACCGGACTCACAATCGCGCCAAGGGTAGCAAGCTCCGGATTCTTGACGCCGAATTCCAGGGCCGCTTCCCCGAGCGCGCGTCCCGCCGCCGCTCCCAATCCCGCCCCGGGAGTTCCGCCAAGCAGTGATCCGATCACACCACCCGCAGCGCCCATGACGTTCGCAACGATGCTAACGGCACGCTGGCCGCCTGAGGAAAGGTTTTCATCCGTCAGCGCGCTGGTTCCAAACCCGATCTCCTCCGCAAGCCAGCCGCCTACGAAATTGCCTGCCGCACCCGCTGCGATTGATGCACCCGCTCCAAGTGCTCCCGACAATCCGCCGCCAGTACCACCAGACGCACCGCCGTAGAAACTGGGATCGGACGCCATGACTGCCGTGATGGCATCGTCAGCGGACACCCCGGTCGCCATCAGTTGATTTACCGCCGCTGTGCCCGTTTCCGTTAGCGTGCCGCCCGCGCCAACAAGTGGCTCCGCACCGCCAAACCAGCCTTTCACGGCTTGGCCGATGCTTTTCACTGCATCGAGTCCCTTGCTGGGCAAGTTCGTGAGGCCGCCCTTTGCGATCCACTCGACGGCGGCGTCATCCCACTGGCCCGGGATCACTCCGGTGGCCAGGAGGGCCGCCCCCTGCCCAAAATCACTCAACGCATCCAGGGCCCCGCTCCCGAGATCGCCTAGCGTCCCGCCCCCGCCCGCGCCCGCGTCACTATTCACCGCCTGCCCGTTTTGGCCACCGATCACATTGGTGACATTCACCGGCGAGGATCCAAGCGATGCAAAGGCGGGAAGCGCACTTATGAACGTCGCCAATGCGGTCGTCGTCCCCGTGTCCTGATCGGCGAAGGCCTCTGCCGCATCCGCCCCCGATGAGTAGAGACTTCCAGCAAGGTTCCCTAAGGTCGTCAGGCGGGATGCATCCGCTCCCGTGAGCGAGTCATAAATCGCTCGTTGAATGTCTGCTTCCGCCTTGTCGAGATCCGCCCACGAATCTGCAACGTACTTGCGCGCGTCGTTAACGATCGTGTCATACGAGAGGCCATATTGAAGAGCCGTCGCTGCAACATTCGCTTTGGCTTGTTCGACCTGGAGTAACACCGCATCCGCCGCCTCGGCGCCGCGTTGCGCGAGCACATTCGCTGCCGTAGTGCCGCTGATTCCGTAGGCGTTGAGAAGCGGCGCGTACTGCTGCGATACGCGATCAAGAGCGCGGCCAACGAGCGTCTCCTCCAGATTCGTGAGACCCGAAGTCGCTTGCTTGAATTCCGCGAGTCGCTCGTCTCGAAGTTGCTCAATCGAGGGAATGCCTGTCTGGCTGTACTGCTCCAGAGCTCTCGTCGCATTCGGCAGTGGGTCCTGCTGGATCTCTGCGAGCTTATCCGCCGGGATCTGGTTGCCAAACTGCTGCATGAAGGCGTTGAACGCCGTCCCGGCATCGGCCAACTGCCCGCGGGCGATGGATTCGAGAAAATCGCGCGCCTGCTGCTGCTGTTCTCCAGTCAAGTAGCTAATGGCTCCAGCAAGAATCGGCGCATAGGCACCGAGAAACGCCGTCGCATTGTCCGATAGTGATGTCCCGAAATCGAGCACACCCTGGCCGAGCTGACTCAACACATCGCTGATCGAGCTCGATGTCACCCCCGGCTCGGACGGTTGTTCGGGAAGACTCTGCGTGGTTACCGAGTCAGTCTGCGTGGTCACCGAGTCAGTAGGTCCACCCGGCGGTGACCACTCCAGGGCCGAAAGCGCCGGAATCTGTCCCACGTTTGTGCCGAGGTACTGGTAGATCTTCTGCAGATTGTTCGTGCGTGCCCATCGCGATGGGTCCGTGGGGTCTTGCGTGTACAGCCTGCGCACGTTCGCGTTGACCGCCGACCCGGGATCGCCTGTGATGTATTGCGGGAGAGTATCGAGCCACGAGGTCATAGCCGGGTTCGATGTCACTCCTGGTGCTGGCGGCTGTTGAGAAAGACTCTGTGCTGGCACTTGTTGGGGAAGACTCTGTGCTGGCACCGGATCGGGAAGACTCTGCGTGGTCACCGATGAGTCAATAGGTCCAACCGGCGCACTCGGTAACGCCGTCATGGCCTGCTGTGACCACTCCAAGGCTGAAAGTGCCGGGATCGGTTTCGCGTTTGTTCCGAGGTACTGGTTGATCTTCTGCAGATTGTTCGTGCGTGCCCATCGCGATGGGTCCGTGGGGTCTTGCGTGTACAGCCTGCGCACGTTCGCGTTGACCGCCGACCCGGGATCGCCTGTGATGTATTGCGGGAGAGTATCGAGCCACGAAGCCATTAGCCCATCTCCTCTGCGCGCACAGCCGTATCTAATTGCGTTTTCGCTTCCATCACATCTCGCCGGAGCTTGGCGACGACGCGGCCGGACAGCTCCGGCAAAACCTCTGCCATATTCTCCTCGGCGAAGGCCGCAAGCTCTGCCTGCATGGGGTTTTCCGCATTTCGCGGCTCGACAGTGACCGTGAGCGCCGCGACAATCTGCCCAGACTCGTGCGCGGCTTTCGCGCGCGCAAAGCGATCTTTCGCCGCCAGGTAGGCGTCAAGAAGGTCGTTTGTGGCCTGGGTAAATGGCATCCGCCTACACTCGTGAAAGCCTGTCGTTGGCTATCCTAGCCTCTTTACCCACACTTGATTTCCTGTAAGACCCATAAAGCCCCTATCAGCCCCTTCGTTATGGCGTAACCACGCTGAAATAGTATCACTGGCAGCTAGTTCAACTACAAACGTAGCATGGTATATATGCGCTGACGATGAAACGGGTGACAAATTCTTGTAAGAAGTGGTGTACGTGCCGAGCCCGTTCTTATCAAACCCAAGACGAAGAGGTTCTACAAGCACACTTAGACAACTAACCCAAACTGACATTTCATAAGTACCAGATAACGCAATGGTAAAGTCATCATCTGTTGTTGGATCCGAGACAATACCAGTGTCTGAAAATAGCGCTGCTGTCCAGTCTAACTTAGTCCATGTTCCTGTAGGGATGTTTTGCGGGCCACCACTCTCTCTCATCATGCCAGCGCATTGTAAAAGATTATCTAGTGTCGTCCCATCCTCTGAAACATCCCTGCCATCAACATTTCCATCCTTCAAAAGAACCCCATCGACCGTCACCCCTGCCGTTGGCGTGCTCTCGCTGATCGTATCCGATAGCATGGCGTTTCCGGACCCCATGTCGAGATCGCCAGTCATCGTGTCCCCGGTCTTGTCGACAACGTTTGCGATGAACGTATTGATTGCGTTTTTGAGATCGGTCACTTTGGTGACGGTCAAGGAGCCCTTGTCCGTGTTAACCGTCCAAGTGATCGTGGCAGGCATGGTCATCGATCTAACTCCAGGCTTTCCTGTTGCCAGGCAATCTCGGCAGTCACGAGAGAGACGCGTACACCGCTTCCGTAGGCCTCCATGCCGATCTGGATACGGTCGGCGGTGGAGTCGATGAAGCCTTCCAGGTCCTGCATCTCTCCAAGATTCTCGGAGAGGGCAGAGGTCCCTAGGATGAAGTCAAGCAAGCTGACACCACCTGTCACCGCAAAGACCGCCAGGTCGGCGTCCGGTTCGTTGTCCTTCCAGGTGTACATCCGAATATCCGCTGCGCCAAGTGCCTCCACCTGCGCGATCACCCTCGAAAACCACTGGAGACCAGCGGCGGGCTTGAACTTCTTGGAGCGCCATCGCCACTCCAAGCCCCCGAGCACATACCTGGCGCCCGCGAGCGGGGGAGTGCTCCAGTTCTGAGCGACCGTGAGCTGCGTGGCAGTGCGAGCTGAGACAAAGCCAAGCTCCTGATGCTCGGTAATGGCGTCGTAGAAAACGACGGGTCGGCCGATGGCCGTGTCGTCGAACGCGGCCCCGGAATCGGTCAGAGTCGCGGCACCGGAAGCGGTCACCGTACCGACAACGGCATCCTCGGAACCGCCTTGCAGGAGAGTGTCATCCTCCACCCAGATAAAGCCGTCATCGATGCCGTGGCCCCACACAAACTGCCCGTGGTCCGTGCCGGCGGGATCGATCGCCATGTAGGCGAAAGACGACGTGTACCGCTGCCACACGTGCCACTCGTACGCCTCGAAGTTGGCAAGGTCGACGTCTCGATCCGGCAGTTCCAGGACCAGCCAATGGGTCGGAACGGTCGCGGTGCCAAAGGGCACCTGCCACACCACGATTCGCTTGACCGAATCGTAGGCGCCGACGATCGTGACCATCGCATCCTTGTTGATCTGCTCCCAGATCCCGCCAGTGCCCTCCAGGACCCTTGATGCTTTCACCGGCTTGGCCTCGTCCGGGCCGAGCATGGCCCAGATACCGGAGCGGCAGGGAAAAAACATCGGTCCCGGCGTCTTCACGATTCCGTGGGGACTGACCATCTCTTCAAAGAAGGGGATGTGCTCGCCAAAGAAGCCCTCCGAGTCGCCGGCAAGGAAGGTTGGATCTACCACGTACCGGAACCGGTACAGGTCACCGTAGCGGCGCCACACGAAGACGTGCGCCCCGTAGACGGCCCCGGCGACGCAGTAGTTTTTGTCGTCCTCACGGCCGCCGCCGACGACCGCGTAGGACCACCGCACCGAACCCGTGGGAGGCTTGGCTAGGTTTACCCAGGCCAGACGGTTGCGGTGGTATTCCACCTGCGGCGCACCGTCATCGTAGGTGTCGATGTAGTCGAGCGCGAACAGGTGGGTATCGGGGCTCGCCTGCTGACCGCCAACGGTGCCTGCGCCTGGACCCTTGCCGGTGGAAAAGATGATCGCCGGGCGGATGTCCTCCAGCGGCTGTGTCGCCGCACCCGGATCCGGGAACGTCGACAGGATCCCACTCGCACCGGTCAGATCGACCGTGGAAGCGCCACCGTCCCATTGCTGAATCGCCCCCGCATTCCCCGCGGCATCGCGACAGGCGAAAATCTGAATGTCGTCGAACCACGCGGCCGCCGGCGTGAGTCCACCGGTCGCCCATGTGTGAATCAGCGTCGAAGCGCCCGAGGCCGCAACGTCGTAGAGCTCATCATCGCGTTGCGCGACGAGGTGCGGATCCACTGTGACGACGTCCACGAAGGTGCATGGATGCACCCAGTGTACAGGGGCGGCACCCGAGCCGATGGCCGTGTCGTTCCACTTCTTGAAACCGCCCACCTGGCGGGCCTTGGCACCGCGGGAGAGCGAGTTTAGGCTGATCGTCGCGCGATTGCGCGGGATTTTGCTGGCGTCCTCGATCGTATGGAGGCCACCAGGCTTGTCTATGGTAATGACACCGCTGCGAGGCATGGTCAGATCACTGGGAATCGCGTGTAACGCCGAGACCACCCCTTGGGCCGCACGTGGCGAGTCCCGCGCGGAGGATGCCATCGCTCGGTCACCAAGAAGTTCGCCACGGCGAGGTCGTGATCCCGCGATGCCGCCGGGTCGATGAGACGCCGAGCATCCCGGCGAGCAATCATAGCCGCGTGCTCGACCAGGAGCCGCTCGTACACCGCAGGCCAGTCCAGCACCACGCCGCCGCCGGTATCGGTCGATGTCACGTAGGTAAGCGCCCGGAAAAACACGACGGTGAGCACATAGGCGTCATCAGGTGTCGGTTGGAGCCGAATCTCCTGATCCGACGTGCCCCCGGTCCAGGCCCATCGAACCGGCTTGTTGGTCCCCGCCGTGCCATCCGGATCCAGCATCAGCAGATCGGCCAACGGCCGATGCTCCAGCGGCGTCTGGCGGTAGCTCGGATGGATGCTGATGACAAACTGCCCGTCCAGGTACAGGCCGGCGACGTCCGCGTTGATCAGCGTGGCGAGGTCGTAGTCCTGCGTGGAATCCACCGTGTCGAGTTCCCACGTCTTGAATAGGAACTTCGGCCGCGTGGTTCCGAACCGATGGATCAGGTCCCGCTGCGCCTGACCGATCAACGTCAGGCAGGTCGAATTGGTCCCCGTGACCGCCGTCTTGGCAATCGCGTGGATCGGCGAGACGAGGTTGATGGGTGCGGTCACGTCAAGCTACGCAGGGTGCGGCGTGGGGGCCTTCTCGTGCTTCGTGAGCCAATCCAGGGCGGTTTGGATATGCCAATGGGCGTTCGCGGCCTCCAGGGAGCCCTCGGGGCAACGCTGGAGCGCCTCGGCAAGAAGGTCGCTGGTCTTCACGGAGCGCACAGCCTCCGGCGTCGCCTTGACCTCCATCTCCTTGGCCAGGGCGACCTTGGCCTCCGGCGTCATGTCTGTTTTCTTCGCCATGGTGAGGTTCCTAGTAGAGCGGAATCGGGGGATCGTTGATGTTGCGGGTGTTGATCTTGTGCGCCTTGGCTTCGGTCACCGTTCCCTCGTACGTGTAGGTAAAGCGTGGCTCCACTCGCGGGATGAGGATCTGCTTTTTGCTCTGCGGGTCAACCTTTCGGCTGTAGCGGGTCACCTTGCAGTGGTCCAGCAACGCGACGTACTGGCCCTTCACCGCCACCGGCTCGCCGTAGAGAATCGACTGGTTCACGCCGTTGACCGCGAAGGTGTGGCCACGAATCTCGGGCCGACCCTGCTCGGTCATATCCTCCGCCGGCTTATGGACGATAATGACATGCCACTCGTCCAGTGCGTGACGCGGGTTTGTTGGGGGAACCGTGCACTTGGGGTCGGCGGTGGGCGCCGGGGAGGCTTTGGTCTTCTCGGTGTCGGTCGACATGAGTTTCTCGTGAGGAAAAGGGCGGGGCCTGCCTTCGACCCCGCCCCGAGGTAAAACGATTACCGCCAGGCGCGGAACAGGATCGTGGCGGCGGACGTGATGGCCGTAGACACGGAGAAGCCGCCCCCGAAGTCATCGTCGCCCAGCCCGTAGAAGGCATGGCCGCTGGTGGCTACCAGCGCATCCGTGACGACGATATGGCCGTTGTAGACCCGCTCGTCTCCCGCCGAGTTGGCTGCATAGCTCGGCTTGAAATGCGTCGTATCGGCGGCGCGCGTCGGCAGCTTGCTGTACGGCATGATGCCCGTCGTGGTGACCAGCGTGACCGCACCGTCCGTACCGGTGGTCAGCCGGCCACCCGGCTCGGCATCGCCGATCTGCCACATGCAGATGTCCGGGTTCGTCTGACTGACCCACGCCTCTACCGCCGTCGGCTTGAACCCGACCTCGACGTAGCAGGCTGCCGCAGCACCCGTAAAGTACCCGGCAATGAAGCTGTTGTTCATGATAATTCTCCTTCAGAGCGCGTCGTGGACGGTTACGCCTGGTTCTGGTCGTTGGCCGTGCACCAGTAGAGCGCCATCCAGGAGTTGTTGGTAATCACCGCCGTGTGCCAGGCGGTCCAACCCATGGACCCCATCCGGTCCAGCGGGTCGGAGCTACCAGCCTCGCCAGGCTGGTGGATGTGGGTCTGGATCGACCCCTTGCCCTGCAGGCCGACAGTGTCGTAGGCGTTCATCCCGAAGATCAGTACCGGGAAGATCGCGTCGTTCGCCGAGGCGCCGAAGAACGTGGACGCCGGGATCATACCAGCCGTGTCCGCCCCGCCAGCCCCGTAGGTGGAACTGGGTGCAAGCTGGGTCGAGGAGAAGAAGCGGATTTTCTCGTAGGTGCCCTGCTCGCCGGGTGCCGGCATGTCGTTACGGGCGTACTGCTGCACCCGAATGAATGACGTCCCAAGTGCTCGCAGGTTGCGGATGACGTAGGGGTGCGCCACCGCGCAGTAGCTCGGCGCGATGGGGTGCGTGTCGATGTTCGGGCCGGCCTTCTGGAGACTGGTCAGCTCCTTGGCATTGTTCGTCTCCATGGTCGCGATGATCCAATCCAGGTCCTTGGCCAGGATCGGTGACACCACCGAGGCATAGTTCGCCACCTCGTTGGCGTAGAAGACGTTTGTGCTCGCTAAGAGCACGCCCCAGGTCAGCATATCGAGCGTTTCGAACGCCTGATCACTGAGAATCTCGGAATTCTCCCGGATGACGGGGTCGCCGTTGGTGTCCGCGACGGTGGAGTAGGTCGGGATCCAGTCACCATACTCCTCGATGCGAGCGGTGACGTCCGTCCAGGTGGGAGTCTTGCCCTCGGGATTCACTCCCGGGGTGAGCGGGCTCTGGGCAGTGGCCAGCTTCTCGATGCGGCGCAGGGAAAGGTTCTGGCCCTCGCCCCGCTTCACATCGCGCATCCCGCCAAACATGTGCGCGATCACGTTCGGATGCGCACGCTCCAGCATATCCCGAGAGACGCTTTGCAGCGTCCGCTCGGTAATGATCGGTCCAGGTGCAGGCATGATGATTTTCCTTTACGCCCGAGCCTTCGGGCGTGCTCGGCGCATGGCCGGTGTGAACTCGCGAACGGCTTTCTCTGTCGCCCGCTTGTGCTCCTCGGGCGTGCGATCCCAGACGTCATCCGCGGTCTCGTCGCCCACGTCCGGCTGCGCCGCCTTGGAAGGTCGAGCGCCGCCCATCGGGGCCTTGCGCGTCTTGGTTTCGGTATCGCTCGCCTTCTCGCGAGCGGCGGTCTCTTGCTTCGTCGTCAGCGTTCCCTTGTACGCCTTGAAGTCTCGGATGATGAGATCCAGAGCATAGGGGTCAAACTCCGCTGCACGCTGCAGTTGTGCCGGCGGCACGTTCGTCGCCGCCCAGGCGCGATAAAGAGGGTCTTGCGGAATCTGCATCCACTCCTGGCCGTGTTTTGCGGTCAGGTAGGTGGACGCGAACTCCCCGGCAGCCTCCCGAGTCTGAGCCTGCCGCCTCGCCTCGTCTTGCGCCCGGGCGGCATCCGCGTCGTACTGCGCGCGCTTCGCCTGGATAGCCTTCGTCGCCGCCTCGGTCGCCTCGGCATCGGTGCCGAACTCCTTGGCCGTCGCTTTGTGGGCGTCCAGCTCCGCGCGGATCTCCCCCAACTCACGGTCCTTCGCCTGCACGTCCTTCTTGAGCTGCGCGTTCTCCTGGCTCACACGGGTAAACCCAGCCTGGTGAACCTTGGTTTGCGCTGCCCAGTAGGCCGCGTCATGCCCGTCGACAATCCCGGCATCCTTGGCGTCCGGTGTGCCGTCCGGTTCGTCCTTGGTGTCGGGGTCCGAGGGAGCATCAGAGTCGCCATCGGCCTCCTCGGGAGGCGCAGTCTCCTCGTCGGCGGGGGGCACGTTCGCCGCCTTCGGGGGGGAGTTGCGCTCCGAGTCCTTCCGATCGCGCTCTTCCCAGACTTCATCGGCAATCTGCTCGGGAGTCTTGCCGGCGTCCGGGTCAGTCGAGGCAATCGCCTCGTTGGGGGTGTCGTCACTCATGCTTTCGCTCCAGTACAATCACGGCTTCACGCGGCAGGTTGCGCAGCCGGCGGGCGAACGACAGATCCGCCCGCGCCCATTCCACCGCCACCGGGGGCGCCTGTGGGTCCCGGAGCACCTCCAGCGCCTTGGATTCCTGGCGGAAGAGCCATGCCTCCAGGGCCAGCCAAAGCTGCCCCGGCGGGGCCGCCAGCGCCCGCCAATGCTCCAGCGCCAGACGGTTCTGGGAAGAGTCGGTCGACATCGTCGAATCCCATCAGCTTGTAGGTTTTCCGCTTCACAAACGCCATCTCAGCCGGGGCCATCGTCGGGCCAAATACGCTCGCGAACTGGATGAGCTGCTGGATTTGCTGCTCGCGGGCCATCAGCGAGGTCGACCCCGAGGCCACCACGTCGTAGTCGGTCTCCAGCGGCAGGTTCCGGTTCTCGCGTACCCAGTGATAGACATCCTGCACGATGCACTGGATGTGATGCCGGTCGAGGTTGTCGAGTGCGCCACGGATCACGAGATCCGCCCGGCTGGTCAAAATCGAGATGCCCCGAGCCGTCTGGTTCAGCGAGCGAGATGGGTCCCCACTGGTGTACCGATTGACCCCGGACTGCTCGTCCGACAGGTTCTCCAGCACCTCCACAAGGTCCTTGAGCGACGCGGTGACGTCGGGCACCTGCACCGCCTGCATTGCATCCGATGGCTTCGTGTTGAAGTACCACAGCGCGCCCAGCTCCATTTCGATGGAATCCTCGTAGCCGTCCGCGATCTTCGTGGCATCAATCCCCACCGGCGGATTGCCCACCAGGCCCTTGTTGTCGACGTACAGCCGATACGCGCTATCCGTCAGCTCGTGCAGATCAAGCAGATCCTCACCGATCCCGCAGCCATACGGCGAGCCCGGGATCTCCGCCCACGGCATGACATGGAAGGGCCGGCGGGCCGGCTCGGTATCGTTCACCACCGCATGAGGACACATCCCGTTGACGAGCTGGACGATGACCTCCACCTGCAGGCTGTCCTCCATGTGATCCTCGTCCGGTGCCCCCTCCGGCCAGTCCTCGAACGCGTCGGCATACTGCACCGGCACGCGGCCGTAGAACTCCACGTACTCATACCCGGGCTTCTGCGAGCCGTCCGCCTCGCCGGCGGGGGTCGCCTCGTCGCGCGTCTGCTTGTCGCCCTCCATGGTGAGCCGCTGATTCGGGGGTCGCACCGCTTCCAGGGCGCGTGTGAGCTCGGCGTCGTCCCACTCCCAGGTCTGGGCAATGTCCCGAATCTCGGACTCGGTCAGCAGGTCGTGATACGCCTCCCAGCGCGCTTTCTTCGGCCCCGTTCCGGTCGCCCACTGATCCACCAGGTAATGGAACAAATCGAGCTGCACCGCATCGAGGCTCGCGCGGTACGTGACCTTGCGCTTGCCGGAGGAGAACGATACGACCGGGACCTCTACCTCGAAGGGGCCTTTGATGACGCTCGTCCCATAGATCGCCGATAGCAGCAGCGAATCCTTGAACACGTCGGCGAACGACCCCTCATCCCAAATATCCGCGACCTCCTTGGTCGCCCGGTCCAGCCCCGCGTAGGCCTCAATCTCCACCTCCTCGGCGATGGCCGCTTCAAGCTTGGCGCGGGCCGTTCCGCCTTCCAGATCCGCTAGGCCGTTGAGTACCAGCGCGTCCATCCCGGGCAGCCCCAGGAGCTTGTCGACATGCTTCTTGCGCAGCCCTTGACTCACCGGAGTCGGCTTGAGCATCCACGGCCGCTCCTCGGCCGGAAATGCGATGTCACGCGCCCTATTCACCGCGGCGCGGACCTTGCGCTTCGTCACGCCGACGCTGATTTCCGAGCGGCCCTCTTCGGCGTTCGCCTCGCTCCGATGCCAGAGCCGGTCGGTGAGCTCCCCCCGGAAGTTCTGCCAGCACGCCACCCACACCGGCTCCCAAAACCGCTGCCGCCATTTCGCCGTGGGCAGCAGCAAGTGGTTGATCAAGAACCCGGCGAGATCATCACGGGCAGCCTCCCGCGACACGTCGCCCGTCGCCTTGCCCCCTCGGCTTCGCTCCCAGGTTTCGCGCGAAACGGTGCGGATCGCCATGGGGTAATTTGTCCCAAAGGACGGTCGTCGTCAAGCTGAAATGGACAATGTGGAATCTCTGTGTAGTTCCACTCGTGCAAGATCACGCACAAGTTCACGTCCCGCATCGGTGAGCCACGGGAAATTCGCGGAGTCTCCGAAGTCAATCCAGCCATGGCGCTCCGCCCGCGCCATCGCCGCGAAGCAGACCTTGAGCGGCTCCCCAGTCTCGGCTTGCAATGCCGCCGGCACGGTGTCACCCGGCCGGCAGGTGGCCACCACGACGCACACGGTCAGGTCGGATATGTCCTTGGTGGCCATGCAGGGACTCCGCGTTATACGGGCGGCACCGGCGCCCATTCGCCACAGTAATCTTCGGGCCGCACCGTGGGCCAGATCGTCGGGCGGATGTCGTAGAGCGGCCCCCTATGGAGCGGCACGGTCGGCCGGGGAGCGTAGCGCATACACTGCATCAGCTCCTCATTCACCGTCGGGCGGGCGATGAAAAACTTGCAGTTTTCGCAGGTCTGATCGGTGTGGGGGTTGGGCATCAGATCATCCCGCTTACCCACGCGATCGCATTTCGAGCTTCACCGCGTGGTCCACCACCGCCTGCGTCTGGATCAGTCCAGCCCTCACCGCCGCCGCCGCCTGGAGCAACGGCACGTCAACCGGCCGGTATGCCGGCTTGCCATCAGCGCCCACCAGTCGCGGGATGTCGGAGAGCAGCCCCCGCAGCTCCAGGATCGATCCCCAGGCCCAGGTGGCCGCCGTCAGGAGCTGGTGCGCCAGGGTGAGGAGATCCGCCTGGTCACCCAGGGTCAGGGCATCGTCGCCCGTGCTGGACCGGAGGACCGCCTGGAGGTGATCGCGCAGCGCCTCGGCCTCGGCAACGAGTGCCTCCAGGTCGGTACGGTGCGCGGCTTCCGGCACGGTCGGGGTCTCGGTGGGCATGGCCGCAGTCTGCCTCAATACCGCCGCGATGTCGAGCGGCGGGGGAGATCCCGATGCGCTGCAACTGGCATCTGCTCGGCCACCCGGTCTACATCCGCCAACGCGTCCAGAATGTCGTCATGCGGCGCCTTCGGAAACCGCGTGATCTCGTCCTCCAGCTCGCTCGCGGCCAGCCCATCCAGGCACCCCTGCACGAAAAACCACCGGCCCCCCTCGAAGTCCGGCTGTAGCCCGATGATCCGGTCAAACTTCGACGCCTCGTGGATCGACAACTCCACGAGTGGTAGCGGCAACCGGAGTTCCGCCGCCCGGATCCGCAGATTCGCGCCGATGGCCCGATCCAGCGTCGACTTCTGCACCGCGAACCGGGCCGGTGATAGAGTCGACAGGTGGCGGCAGGCCGCGTCGATCGCCTCGGCCTGCCGATCCGGCCCCCACCGGCCGCGTGTGAGCTTGCGTACCCACTTTCGGGCCTGGCGATCCACATCGACCGTCGCGAAGACTGTGTAGTCACTCGTTGTCTTCTCACTCATGGCCCAGTCGGTCACGGTCACGCGCGTACATTCCTCTGCAGGCGGAGCCATGTGCTCCGGCGTCCACCGGATCTGATCGCGGCGAAGAATTGCCGATTCCGGGTCCGTAGGATCGTTGAGATACTGCGAGCCGTACAGGTAGCTGCCCATCTGCGCCTTGAGCTCGCCGAGCTTCTCCAGCGTGAACTTCTCTGGCCAGATCGATTTCCCGCCCTCCACGGCCTGCCGCACGTAGGCCACCACATCTTCCGCCATCTCGCGCGTTTCCTCATGCTCGCCCAGCAGGTCGCCGTACAGATCCGCGTAGTGGTAGCGCGTACCGATGATGATCACCTGGCCACCCGGCTCGAGGAGCGGCAGTAGCATCCGGTACCAGTCGCGCGACTTGTCGATCAGGTCCTTCGTGGCGGTGTTTTTCACGTCCACCACGTCATCGAGGATGATCACGTCGTAGTGCTCGCCGGTGACAGTGCCACCCACACCCACGGCCCGGATTGTCGGCGTCCGGCTCGTGAGATTGCGCTTGACGGTGACGCTCTCCGCCGTCCACGCGCCGGGTCCGGTGTCCACTACCCTCTCGAACAGCAGGTGCCGCTCCAGGCGCGCCTTGATCTCGCGGAGGATACCCTCGGCTAGGGTCGCGGTCGCCGAGGCCACCAGGACGCGTACGTTGGGGTCCGCGAGGATCCGGTGCAGGGGATAGCACACCGACACCAGGCTGGTCTTCAGGTGGCCGCGGGGCACGAGCAGGAGATGCTTGGCCACGGTCTGCTGCGCCGTCCGCATCATCTCGCGGTGGAACGGCGACCACGGCCCTTGCCGCTCGTAGCCCAGGGCCTGCGCCAGCATCGGCAGCGAGCGAGCACACACGGCCCGTTGCGTCGCCAGGCGCTCCTCGGGCGTCATCGAGGCTTCAGCCGCGGCGATCTCCGCCTCAATCGCCGCTAGCTGCGCGCTCTTCGACATGCTCCATCTCGGCGACGTGCTCGCGGGTGAGCCACAGCGTCGTGGTCTGCTCCACGATCTGCTTGCGCAGCGTTACATCGACGCTGATGTTGAAGTCCCGCGGCAGGATCTTGGGCCACACGCTGCCGTAGAACAGATCCGGGTTTCCCTTCGCCCACTCGATCAGCGACGGCACGCCGCCGAGGCCCTCGAAGGCGCGCTCGATCGCCTCCTTGACGGCGATCGTGGCTTTGTTCGGAGTGCCTTTCTTTCGTCCGGCTGGGTTACCAGACTGGCCCTTCTTGAAGGGTTTCCCTGGTCCTGGCATTGGCTCTTGCTGAGCTGCTCAATGCAGCTTTGGGACAAATCTACCCACTCCCCGCCTCGTGGTCAATGGCTGCATCAAAACGGCAGGTCCGTCTCCGGTTCGGCGGCCGCCTCGATGAACCGCCGCCCGTGCAGGATACATCGTCGCTCGCCCGGGTCCCAGTCGTCGACCATCGCGTTGAGCAGGTCGCCGTCGGGTTCGCGATCCTCGTGCCATTTGCGCGGATGTCCTGGGCGCTGGCAGTACCAGCAGCGGTTATCGTGGTTGGTAGCCGACAAAACCGGGTACCTCATGGGCGTAATACATGGCCGCGCCTTGCTTTTTGGCGACGACCCCGGCAACGCCGTTTTCGGTCAGTGCCCAGCAGATCAGCGGGATCTCGGTCAGTCGGTCCTCGTCGGACGCGATGCGGTACAGGGCCGCGAATCCGGTGGCGGGGATGATCTGAGACGGGGGGTTTGTGTGCATGTGCATCGTTTTCTCCTGGGTTGTCGGCACCCCCATAGGACTCGGGGGATACCCCGACCGACCATTTCCGGTCGGGGATATATCCCCCCGTAAGGGGGACAACAAATCCAACAAATGTAACCTGTTGATTTTATTTGCGTTTTATTTCCTGCTCGTTGGCGTTGCCGGAAATCTGCTTGCCGGAAATGATTTCTCAATGTTTTCAATGGGTTTATTTCCGGCAGGCCTTTTTGCCGGAAATGGACAACAAAACAGGAAATGATTTTTCTCAATGTTTTCAATGGGTTTATTTCCGGCAAGGATATTTTTCAATGTTTTCAATATGTTACCTATGCCAATAATGATCCGACGACCCTGAAATCGGCTCGCGGATCTCCTTCGGCGCCCCTTTTCCATCGAGTGTCACCACCGTGAGAAGCCCTCTTTCCTCCGCCGCGCGCAGGGCCTTGTGGAATCGCTTTTGTGGTAGTCGGTCCTCGTCGTCGCGCCGGGCATCCCCGAGGTGGCTCTCGGCCGTTTTCATTCGGGTGGGCAGTCCGATTTCCCGGAGGCCTTCCAACAGCGTGGCGATATCGACCTCAACCTGGGCTGGCAATCGCTCCTCGATCAGCGCGCCGCCTTTTCCTCGGCGGAAGGTCACGCGCTCGGGCAGCTCTGGCGCGTAGTTTTGTTTCGGGATTGCCACCTCCAGATAGGCTTCCTTTGGGTCCAGGCCGAGCTTCTTGATCTCCGCCTTGTCGATTTTCCGCGCGTTGATGGAAAAGCGGCCGAGGTCGACAATGGACGCGGCGCCACCGGCGGCGGCCTGGGTCAGTTGCTGACCGGCGATCTGCAGGTATTTCGGTACGTGATGGCACACGTTGATGGTCGTATCGTGGTTGTGGGCCGCGACGATCTGGTTGAGTCGGCGGTGAAGCTCGGCGCCGTCTTCGTCGTCGGTGATGCTCATCTTCGGTGGTAGGAACAGCTTCAGGGGATCGAGGATGATGAGGTCCCGGCGACGTGAAGCGGACAGAACCTCGACCAGGTGATCCAGGTGGTATCCGTCGCCGACCACCGGCCAGATTTCCAGGCTGGACAGCCTCTCCTGCTCATCGGCCGTGAGATAGGGATACTCTTGCTGCACTGTGTCGAGGAACCGCTGGTGGAGCGTGTTCTCCGCATCCTCCCACCCCAGGAGCAGGACGGATTGCGGACGGGGAGGCCGAAACCCGCAAAACGGATGCCCGAGGGCAGCTTTGACTGCCATATACAGGGTGAGAAACCCTTTGCCGGTTCCGCCGGCGGCGACGGTGAGCCCAACAACTCCCTTTTGAATCATGCCCTCGAACACCCATCGCTGCGGCTCTGGTTGCGAGGCAAAGAACCGGGCGGCAGAGGTCTTGCCGTTGGACAGCAGCGCAGTGAGGGTCGCGATTTTCCTCTGGACGTCCGTGGTCCCGACGGCGGGGAAATCCTCCAGCGTGCCCCCTGCCGCGAGGTGGTCCGCTGCATCCTTTCCCTCGCGGGCCTCCCGCACCGTGACAGTGCAGCCGGCGGCCTCCAGCGAGGCCTGTACGGCTTCACAGTGCCGCTTTCCGGCGTCATCCTTATCCTGGATCAGGTGGATGGTCGCGCCGGCCAGGAGGGCGCTGTAGTCGTCGTTCCACTTCCCCGCCCCCATCGGGTTACACGTCGCCACCCCGCCGGCCTTCTCGATCGCCTCGACGTCCTTCTCACCTTCGACGACGAACACGGTCTTACCGACGGCGATCCCCTCGAGCACATCCGGCAGGCGGTAGAGCACCCGCCGGGTATCTCCGAGCCCCCAGATCCATCCGCCCTTTCCGTCTGGGCGGCGCTGGCGGAAATCCTTTGGATCGAAGCGGCAGACCTGGAATAGCAGCGTACCGGCTTCATCGTGGTAGTCATAGGTGGCGACGATTTTTGCTTTGGGTCGGGTGGTGGGCGAGTTGGGCGATTTGGGCGGAAAGTTTTCGCCCAACTTTTTTGCCGATCCGTCATGGTTTTCGCCGCACTGGCACTCGCCTTGCATCCAGTGCGGGAAGAGTCCGTTGTCGTCCGGGGGGAGGGAGCCCGCGTGCTCCTCGCGGGCACAGCGGGCGACCTTCTGGTCGCTGGACAAATACCCGTGGCACCGCCGGCCCTGGCCCTTGGGGTCGATCTGTGTGCCGCCACAGATCGGACAGGGCGCGGATTTGGACCAGCGGACCACAGAGCTCACCGCGGCGCCTCCGTTAGGACGCGCACGGCAGCGATCTCGTGGCAGGTCAGCCACAGCCTGAAGCCGAAGGCGCCCCGCACCTTGACGTGTATCCGATCGATATCGTCATCCAGATCGAGCACCCGGACCCAGACGAGGCGATCGTCGGACGGTGTGAGCT